GATCCGGCCTGGATCACGAAGCCACCCCGGTCTGGCTGGGCAGCGGGTTGGCCTGCGGCGGCGGCGTCCTCATGTGGTTCTGGCTGTTGAGTTGAACCAAACTCGCCTTGTACATCTGGGCATTCGCAGCCAGTTCCGGGGCCACCGTGCGCCCGTACTCGTGGGCCAACGTGAGAGCTAAATTGAAGCGCAGCGCTGCCTCGTATCCCGGCGGCATGGCGATGGTCGCGCCGGTGGATCCAAACGCCGCAATCTCAGCCAAGATCCACAGTTCCAACGTCCCGGTGGTGCGCGGCGCGGGCCAGAGGTAGACGGTGCTGGACGGGTACTTGTAGTCGCAGAACAACTTGCGGGTGACGATGGCCAGCGCGCCCTTTTCGGTGATTTGCGCCCAGCCGCTCGCATCCACGATCTCCAGCGGGTGGTCCGTGCCGCCGGCAGACACGGACGCGGACTGAATCTGCACGGGACGCGCAGTAAGCACATAGGCCGCGGACGGCGTCGTCAACGGCACGGTGACCTGCGCGCGTCCCACGATGCTCGCGCCCTCGGTGTTCCAGCTGCCCACCATCTGGTTCAGGGCCACGAAGGCGTCGTTGAGTTCATCCGTTTCCAGCGTCTCGCCCGATGCAATCTGGCCTATCAATCGCATGCTGCTATGGATCAGGTCGCTAACTGTCGCCATATTTCGTACCTACGCACAATCGCCGTCACTTCCCGTCGTCCATTTACGCTGCTTCAGGTTCCTGCGGGACGGCCGCCACCCCGGCGCGCACCGCCCGCGCCGCCAGATCCTTGTTTATCTCCACGCTGTCTCCCTTGTGGAACCGCATCCCGAACAGCTCGAAATCCGCCGTGAACTCGACCAGCATATATAAAGGATGCGCCGCCCCGCCCGTGATCAGCCGTGGGGATGCCCCACTATCGCGTGGTTGCGCCTTATGCTTCCGCGTTTTCGTGCGCTCCCTCAAGTAGGCGTTGATGCACCCCTTGCATTGCGCATGCAGCCTGCGCCCCCGGCGGTAGAACTCGCTAACAGGCTTAACCTGCCTGCATTTGGAGCATTCCTTGGTTGGAACCTGATCGGATGTTTCACGTGAAACATCCTGTGAAACAGCCTGCGAAACCGCGGGGAGCGGCTCCGCAGGTTGCTGGGTGGCCTCAGGCTCGCGAACCTCAGGCCACGGACTGCGCGCCCACGCCGGACCGAGAGCGTCCTCTTCGGCCCTAGACTGGACGAGCTGAATCGGCAGCGTCCGGTGGAACTTCCAGCGGGGATACTCTCCGTCCATATTTAAACCGGCGGCTCCGGTTCCGGCTCCTCGGGAGGAATCGTCGTCCAGTACGTTTTGTTGATGGTGGCGTCCTCGTCCTCTTTGTTGAGCACCACTATCGGGGGGAGCCTCTCGAAAATCGAGAAGTAAACCTTCGGGTAGCCCTCCGGCCATCCGTCAGGTGGCGGTTCAGTGGTGATGATCGCCGGCCGCACGAATGCGGGCGGGGGCGGCGGCTCGAAAACCTGCTCTTCCGGTTGCGGTTCCTGTCGTTCTCCGTTCATAACTCCTCCTAGCTCACGATGCGCACGGCCCACTCGCTCCTCGGCGCGGCAAATCCGTACAAAATATCTACCCTGCAAATAAAAAGATCGTTTAAGACGTCATAGTCTTTTACTACGCGCATGGACACGCCGGTGTCGGGGTCTGTCTGGCTGGCGCTGTCGGCCCCTGGCGGCACAGCCAACGGAGCCATGCCGAGCACGAACGCTGCCCGGTGAAACGCGATACCTTCCGTCGCGGTGCTATTGGCGGTCCCGATGATGGTCAGCGGCGCCGATGCCGCTGGGCTGGCGGTCACCGTCTTGTTCGTCCCGGTCGGCGTGATCGCGGGGAATATGGGAATACTGGCCGTACCATCAGCCGCAGAACTCACGTCCGCGGTCACCGTGAACTGCTGCAACTGCCCTGACGAGACGCCGCTCACCGGGTTGACGCTGTAGACCAGCGGCAGCGTGAACAGGTCGCCCTTCTTCAACCGGGACGCGGCGCTGGCGGTGAATCCGCTCACCAGCAACGTAGAACCAGTCTGGCTGCCCGTAGTCACGATGGGAGCACCACCCAGAGGGCCTACCGTGTGCGTCTGGACGTTCTGATCCATGATCCAGGTGAACCCGCCCATCTCACCCATCCTGCCTTTCACGTACTGCGAGGCAATCTGGGTCTGGCTATTGAAGATCGCCTGCGCGGCCTTCAACGTGGCTTCCTGCTGCCGCGGAGACACCACCATGTACCGCTTGCCATCCACCGGCGTGCTGTTCTCGTCCAGCGTCCTGCCGGCCGCATACGCGAAATCCAGCGTGGTGAAGGCCGTTCCACCCGTGCCCACCGAGTTCGCGGTGCTCTGATACGCCATCGTCAGACCGTCCACGTCCACCTGGTTGGCCAGCGCCGCTGCGGCGCTCTCGACGTACCGCTCCGAAAAGTTGTCGATACTCAAGGTCTGCTCTACACTGGTGAACGAGAAGCCCACATGGGCCTGCGTGCTCAGAGTGAGGTTCTTCGATGTTTCCACGGTGTCCTGCGGCGTCATAACGCGACCTTTGGTCACCGCGTAGCGCACAGGATCCCTGAGTCTCAACGTGTCGCCGATCTTGGCGCCGCTCACCGCAAACTTGTCGTCGTACGTGTGCTCCAGAACCTTGCTGAACCCCAGATTGTTTTTGAACCGCATGAGCAACTCGTTTGTGATCATGCTCGTGGTTAAAAGAGTATTCGTAGCCAATTTACTTGTTCCTTAGCTGCGCCATACGCAACCGCTCCCATCGCGTGTAATCGCTCTGCACTTCGGGGTCGTTGATGTCCTCAGACGGCGATCCCGCGGAGCGAGTCACGGCGGCCGGCGGTCTGGTGGCGCTGGTAACCTGCTTCTTCGGTGGATCGGAACCTGTGGATGGAGTGGAAGGAATGCCGTTAGGAAGACGGGCGGCAATCTTGCCGATCTCACGCACCGCGCTGTGCGGACTGAGTGCGGCAATGCGCTTGATCTCCGCGGGATTCTTCGCCAACCAGTAGAGGATTTCCGCGCCCTGCTCTTCCTCGAGGATCGCCTGGCGCAAATCAGCCACAATCGGGCCCTTCGGCATCTCCACGCTCTCGATGGTTTCGAGGTAGTCCGGATGCGCCCGCTTGGCGGCCTTCTCGCGGGTTGCCCAATCGGCCTGCAGCCTCTCCTCGTACTGAGCAACTGCCTGACGCTGCGCTTCCTGCTGCCTGGCCCTCTCGCGCTGGTCGATCTTGAAGTCCGTGAGAGCTTCCTGATACGCCTCGAGCGTCTCGAAATCCTCGAGCTTGGGCTTGCCTTCGACGGGCTGTGGCTGTGGTTTCTCAGGCGGCCTCGCCGCGGGCGCTGGTTGTTGCTGGCCCGCAATCACACGTCTGAGTTCGTCCAACTCCCGCGTCAGCTTGTCGATCCTGCGCTGGCGCGATCCGGGCCGCTTACGCTCCCCGGTATCCTTGGACTCTTCCTCGTCCTCTTCCTGTTCCTCTGGTTCCGATGGTTTCTCCGGGCCTGGCTCCGGCTCAGTTTTGGCCGGCGGAATGGCTTTTTCCGCGGCCGCAGGCGGTTTCTTGGATGGCAACTCACCCGTCTTCCGCCACGCCTCGTACTCCCGGAAATCCTCAGGACTTACGGTATCTTCAGAGGGTGACGGTTCGGGCTTCTGGCCTTCTACGTCTTCGGACATAAACTTTTGCGGTTAGACAGCGGGTGCGGCGGGTTCTTCCTGCGCTGGCCCTTGCGCCTGCGCTTCCGGCGGCTCAAACGCCTGCCGCACGGCCATCTGCTCCGCAGCCTGCTCGGCGGCCGCCCCTGTGGCCATGTTGGCGATCTGCATCTTTATGTAGTCGAGTTCCGACTTCATCAACGCCATCGACTCAGTGCTCGATAGCGTCTCATGGAGTTCCGCAGCCTTCAGATCCAGCTCGCGGTTCTTCACGCTGGCAGACAACGCCGCTTCCCTGTCAGCCTGCTCAATCTTGGCGAGTTCGATAGCCTCGCGGCTGTCCGTCTCAGCCTTCTTGATTGCAATCTCCCGCCCCTGTTGCTCAACCAACTGCTTCAGTTGCGCGTTCTCGCCCGCCATCTGCTGGATCTGCGCTTGCATCTCGGGCGGAATCTGCGGCTGCCCCTCAGGCTGCTCCTGCAACTGCGGCGGCAGCATCTTCTGCAGCCGCTCCGCAATCTTCTCCGCCCCTGGCATGTCGCTGTACTGGAAGATCAGATCACCCGCCACCTGCAATAGCTGCGGGTACGCCTGCGCGAATTGCGTAAGCGTGTCAAACGCCTCTTGACGTTGCGTAGTGTAGCTCGGCCCCACCGTGATCGTGACATCGTATTTCCCCGCGCTCAGATCGTAGTTGCGCTCTACGCCTTTATCGTCCATGTAGCGCTGATTCACCATCACAATCTGCTGCTTGCGGTCCTCTCCCAGCACCCGCACCTGACGCGGCACATCGTAAATCTTCGGGATCATGTCACATAAGATTTCTCCACAATGCCGGATGGACCTGTTCAAATTATCCACAAAGTGGAAGTTAGCGACACCTGATTGGTTCTGCCGGCGCTGGATGGCGATGCCGCTCGTCTCGTTGCTGCGCGCGCCCAGGCTCGCATCGTAGACGTTGGTGGTGCTCTTGATGTCGTCCGCGGCCTGCGCCGCGCCGATGGTCAACGCCTGAATGGGCGGCTCCGCAACGTTGCGCTGCGGCGGCGGCGCGGGACTGCCGGCAATGTCGATGGGCTCGTACTCCAAATACGCCCACGGCATGCTATTGGCCGATGCCCAGCGCGAATCGCGAAACGCGCCCTTAACGCCGATCCACGGGGCCTTGGTGCCCAGCATGACCGTCTCAGCCTCGCTGCTGCGATAGAAATTGTACAACTTCTGCGGATCGCGGGCGAAGCGGATCAGACTGAACAGATACCGCTTCTCCCCGATCCACAGTTCCTCCCCAGGAACGAACAAAAAAGGAATCCACTGCCCCTCCCACTCGATAGAATCGAGCACTTCGACGCCGTTGATGGTCGCGCAACGCACTCTGCGCTCGTCCATCTCACGCTCCAACGGCTGCCCGTCCTTGTCGAGGGCGAACCGCAGCCCTTCCGGCAGCGTTTGCGGGAGTTCATCCTCGTATTCCGCAGTGATGCGCCC